TCTTTTTCAAAAAGTCTGTTGTCTAAATTTACATCTTTAGCATATATAATTGTTGGAAAGTATGCAGCTTTAATCATCATTTAAAAGGCGTGCCTCCAAACCACATAACTAAAGATTTTCTATTACCACGTATTACTGGTTTTACTCTGTGTCTAATAAACGATGCAAAAAATATTGCATGTCCTTGTTTTATTTTTGCAACTTTACCTTCAGCTTGAAGTTCTAAGTCACCACCTTCAAACTCTAATTCTGGTGATAGTAAACAAGTCATAGATATTTTTCTTACAGGTGGCTCGTGTTGAAAGTTAACATCATTATCTACATGCCAATCGTAAAACCCACCTTCTGGATATTCTGTATATTGTGCCATCTCGTTAATAGTCATTCCATCGAAACCAAAATGATTACCGTTTGTAGTTTTCATAATGCGCTCAATATCTTTATACATATCTCCCATTTTTTTAAATGGTATCCAACTAATGTGTGAGGTTCTAGTTTTAGTATCTACTTGACCACCTTTAATTCCTTTATCACTTCCAACTTCAGCATTATTTCGAGGTTCAGAACGTCCAGCTTCAATAATCATCTCACACTGTTTAGGTGTAAAGATTGGTTGTGTGGTTTCTACTATAAAAGATCGCCAACGTGGTTCTGTTATCATATTAAAATCCGTATTCTATCCATCCCGTTATTATATATTTATCATTCGATAGAGGAGGATTGCCTCTATGAACATGTGTAAATTGTGCTGGCCAAACTAACATAGTATTTTTTTCTGGTTTGAATCTACACTTTTGATATAAAAATTCTGTCTCTCCACCTTCGGTTACATCATTAAGGTATATCATAAAAGCCAGTATTCTGTTTCTTGCTTTCATCTCTGCATTCTCACAATGCCAAAAATGATAACCTTCACCTACTTTAGTTTTTTGTATTTTAACTTCAAGTATATTATGTGTCGCTAATTTTTTTAAATATGAATATTTTTGAACATACAAAGGATATACATCTTTAAAAAACATATCTATAAAAGGTTTGTTGTTATAAGTCATAGGAACATTGGTATCTCTAATAGTATCAATTGCATTATCAGCTACTAACATCTCATCTACTTGCCTTGGATACACTGCACCTTGTTGTTCACACTTATTAAAGTAATTTGTATAATCATCTATCATTTCATTTGGCATAAAGTTTTTAAATATACCTATGTGATTATCTATATAATATTGTTTATCCATTAGTTAGCACCTCTGTTTTTTATAGGATCGAACTGCACATCACAGTTTGCAGCAAGTGTTCTTCTAGTTTCTGTCGTTCCATTAAAAGGATACACACAATGTCTCATATCATAAGGAAATATGTAAAAGTCTCTAAGGTCCATTGGTGGTTGATAATCTATTTTAGCAAATTGACCATTGGCTGCACCTAATATTTGTAGTCTACCATTCTGTTGTATTTGCTCTGCAGAGTATTCTCTACCATAAGTAGAAGGTAGTTTTAAAATCATTACACTTGATAGACCTGTAAACAACATACCTCTATGAATATGAGCAGGATTGTATTCGTGTTGTTTCATTTCATTAACCCATATAGAATTTAAATGGGTTTCATAATCTCTAATTTTATTAAATGCTAGATAGTGTTTAAATATAGTCATGAAATAATCTGTAACATTTCGAGGCAACATATTATGGTTTTTCATTTTAGTTTGATCAGCCCCGTGATAAAACAATGAATGTTCGTTCTCTATCTTACCTACTAACTGACGATTAGCTGGTTGTAGATTATGAAAATTTTGTTCGTAGATTTGATTAATTGTAGTAAATATATCAAGCGGTACTTGATACTTTAAAATAGACTGACCTAAGAATACAAAATCAAATTTTAATGTGTTCATATCTTTCTCTAATACTTTTTGGTATTTTTTCTATGTAAGGATTATATACTTTTCTAATAGGTCCATCAAATAGTTTATGCATATTATCACCAACTATTTTATCATCGTAAGACAAACCGTTTATTTTAACTTGATTTAAATTATCAAAGTAATGATTAAAATAAGGTTCATCTATAAAGTTATAAATTTTTCTAAACTCTTGTTCAGGATTTGAAACCATATCATCATATCGTACATAATGACATAGGTCAGGATAATTATATGAATTTTGAATAGCTTTAAGTTCTTTTACAATAGCACCATTTTCTTTCATTAAAGCTAGTAATTTTTCTTCATCATTAAATCCTAATTTATTTACAAATGAACTAGGGTTTTCTGTATACCACTGCATATAACTTGCAAACACATCCATTAAATCTCTTAATAAAATAATGCATTTAAAACCATGTTTAAAATGTTTTTGCATTAATTCAAAATTTCCAGGATTACCACTTGTCATTACAGGTCCACGGTCTATAATTATTTTTTGAGGCCAGTCTTTATAATATAAATTATATACATTATCTAACACATTATCTAAAGATCTGTGATCAGGAAAATTTTGAAAGGTGTCTGTTGTTTTTATTAAAAAAATGTTTTTCATTATTTCTAAAGTTACAGAATTAGCTGTGCAAGCTATCTCTGGATTTTGATTTATAATACTCGTAAATAAAGTATTTCCAGATCTAGGTAATGCAACTAAAAAAAATAACTTACGGTTTTGGTTTACCATGTTGAGTTATTTGTTCGTTTTCTTTATAACTATTTTCTAATTCACCTGATTTTTTAATTCTTTGTAATGATTGTAGTTGACCCATTACATTAAAAACTTCAGCCTCTGATGAGTTTTGATTTAATGTTTTTGCTTTCTCATGATATTGTAATCCATATGATTCTAACTGGTGTTGATTAACATCTTGGTCATTAAATGATCCATCATTAAATTCACTTTTTAATTTAGACCACATTTTAATTTCACGCATTCTATGCTTTGCAACTTTTTCCATAGAAGCTTTTGCAAATCTACATTCGTCTAAATCTATTTGATATTTAGTTTGTTTATATTCATCTTTTTCTTTTTCAACTTTACTTTCTAACCATTTAATCTTTGCTTCGTTTCTTCTATGGTCAAACGACAATGTCATTAAGTTATCTAAGTAAGATGACTGTTCTCTAACACACTGCCAATACTTTGATGCTTTAGTTGGATATCTATTATCTTGTAATACAGAAAATCTTGCTTCTGTTTCTGTTCGAAACATTTGTTTCTTGGTCCAAGTGTCTCTAAGCTCGTCTACCATACCTTTAAATGATGATAGATCTTCTTGTGTTAATAAATTATTTAAATGTGGTTCTTCACCTTGTATTACTTCTTTAACGTCTTTTTTCATAGCTTTATCCTTTATAGTTAAGACTAATATATACTATCTAAAATATATTACAAGTCTTATGAGTCGGTAAATGTTTTTGCTATGGGACCTGCACCTGTCCATTCTTCCGTTGCGGTAGTTCCATTTACAGGAGTTCCCCCTGCTGCAATTGCTGATGTTGAAGTTCCCATTGGTCCAGATTGCATTCTAGAACGTGCTGTTGACATAGTTGCTGAAGAAGTTGTCCAATTAGTTCCATTCCAAGTTTCTGTTGCAGCAGATTCTGTACTCGCATATCCTCCAAAAGTAACAGCATCCGTATATGTTCCTCCAGTATTTGCTCTGTTTCTTGCAGTATTTAAATCATTAACTTCAGTCCAGTTAGTTCCATTAAAAGATTCTGTTAGAGATTGTTTTCCAGGAGGAAGTTCTCCTCCAAATGCTAAAGCTTGTGTATTACTAGTACCTACTCCCATTCCTCCATTTCTTGCAGTATTTAAATCAGTCGTTTCAGTCCAATTAGTTCCATTCCAACTTTCTACATAACCTGGAGTAGAAGCACTAGCATATGCCATCATAAATAAAGCTGAAGTTGAACCACCAGCACCTGGTCCATTTCTTCTTGCTGTGTTTAAATCATTAACTTCCGTCCAGTTAGTTCCATTCCATGACTCTGTTCCTCCAAAGTTTCCTCCACCTCCAGTGATATATCCACCAAATCCTAAAGCAGCTGTATAACTTTCACCAGCTCCTCCTAGTCCATATCTTGCAGTTCCTAAGTTATTTACTTCAGTCCAGTTAGTGCCATTATAAGATTCTGTATTAGCAGTTTTTGGAAGTGGGGGTTCTGCTCTTCCACCAAATATAAGTGCATTAGTTGTACTAGCTCCTGTTCCTGACATACTATGTCTTGCTAAATTTGTATTTCCACCACTAGCAAAAGCAGCCGTTGAAATTCCTAAACCTTTTAAAGATTGAGAAGTTGTGTTATACCAAACTTGTCCTTCAACAGGATTCGATGGGTCTGATGCTACCGCTT